GAACATCGGAAACTACCTCCGCAGGTCCGCCAAGAAGTAACCCGCACCACAGACACCTTTCCGAGCCAAGAGAAGGCGTCTTCCTTGGCTCTCTTTATATTAATCCCCACTAGCATAGCTATTCGGCACAGAGGCCAAGAAAATGGCCTTTCCTTTCCTTCCATCTGTTAATTTTTTATAGACTTGGAAAAATTGTCAAAGAATGACAATTTTTGGGGGGCAACACCATGTAGAATTGTAGTGTTGGTGTTTTTTCGTATTCTACAGTTCATTCTACATAAAAGTTCCCGTTTTACGGTGTTTCTGATAGTGTTGTAGAATTGTTGCAGTTGTAGAATGGCCTAAAAAAACTGTCTGTCGTTGACAATTTTTTCCGGTTTATAAAAAAGCAACGCTACAAAGTAACCGACATTTGTCATGGTGCGGAACCCGTCTGTGTGGTATAATTGTCATATGCCTAGAAATGTCCCGCTAGAAGTCTCCATAGAGGAGGCACAAAAAACCTACCACCTAAACCCGAAGCAGGCTAGGATGGCTTACTATTATATGGAGCATGGAGAAAAGACAGCCGCTTATGTTCATGCATATGGCCGTGGTAACTATGGGAATAAGTCGTTATACACTAGGACTAAGGTGGCATTCAGGAACCCCAAGGTGGTGGCGTTTATTCAAGACGTACAGGCCGAACATGCTAGGAGACACGACATGAAAGTAGATGATTTATTGGCCGAGCTTGAAGAAGCCAGGCAATTGGCCAAAAATATTGAGCAACCATCACCGATGGTGTCAGCAACAATGGGGAAGGCAAAGATCCTAGGTTTGGATAACCCCAAAGGGAAAGAGGAGGATGAAGAGCAGGCACAGAAGCTGGAGATCAGTTTCGAAGTGCGGGAGCCTCTTCGCGATGTCAAGGTGACAAATGGCCGATCTGAGGCTAAGTAACCCACAGAGTGTATTCCTTAACGGACTCAACACCAAATACCGGGCGTATGTTGGTGGTTTTGGGTCCGGGAAAACCTTTATTGGGTGCCTGGATCTTCTGATATTCTGCTGTAAGCATCCAGGAACGGTGCAGGGATATTTCGGACCAACATACCCGGCCATACGCGACATTTTCTATCCAACCTTCAGCGAAGCTGCGGAAATGATGGGCTTCCGGACAGTGATTAAGTCCGGAGACAAGGAGGTCGGTATTTATCGCGGCAACGTTTATTATGGTACCATTATATGCCGCTCAATGGACAACCCCGCGTCCATAGTGGGTTTCAAGATCAGCAGGGCGCTCGTTGACGAAATAGATGTACTGAAGCGTCAGAAGGCGCAAGATGCTTGGAACAAAATTATTGCTCGAATGCGTTTGGTGATCCCCGGTGTTGAGAACTCGATCGGTGTTACAACAACACCTGAGGGATTCAAGTTCGTGTATCATCAATTTGCGAAAGACCCAACCCCCAGTTATTCAATGGTGCAGGCAAGTACCTACGAAAATGAGGAATTTTTGCCCCCCGATTATATACCCTCTTTAATCGAGACGTACCCTCAGCAGTTAATAAGTGCTTACTTAGAAGGTCAGTTTGTGAACCTGACTTCTGGGACCGTGTACCGCAGTTATGACCGCGCAAAACACAGGAGCAAGGAAGTGGTGAAGTTCGGTGAGCCAATCTTCGTTGGCATGGACTTTAACATCGACAAAATGGCTGCAACTGTTTATGTTATGCGTGACAAAGCATTTCATGCGGTGGATCAAATTAAAGATGGTTATAATACTCCCGCAGTGGCTCAGGTATTGAAGGACAGATATCCGAGCAGCAAAATAATTGTGTACCCAGACAGTTCCGGCAAAAACAGAACCCGTATGGGTGGGGCTGCAGAGTCCGACATCGCAATTTTGCGGCAGGAATTCGGTTTTGAGTGCCGGTTTAAACCGCAGAACCCTCCGGTAAAAGATAGGATATCCTCCACGAATGCCGCATTTGAAAAGGGCAGATTGTTTGTCAATGACGAAAGGTGCCCAGACGTTGCCGCTTGTTTTGAACAGCAAACATACGACACGAACGGCGAACCTGATAAGTCAAGTGGCAACGATCACCAGAATGATGCCAGCACCTACCCGATAGCGTATGAGATGCCCATACGAAAACCAGTCATGGACATCAATATTGGATTTGTGGTATAATTGACGGGCATGATACCTCCCCGCCGACGGATTGGGAGCACTTGGTCGACAGGTTATGGGGTTTTTATTGCATACTGCTAGAGCGGCTAGGCTGATCCCCGAACCCCTGTTACGCCTGACAGGTTGCCGCTCTCAATTCTCAGGCGCAGATCATGAGGTGGTGATTTATGGATACCAGGCTACAGCGGTACGAATACGGATACGCAGATGCCAAGAGAATCATTGAGGCTGAAGGGGTGCGCGCGGCTGCCGATAGACTAAATAAGATGATTCCTCCAGGGGTGCCAAATGCGTCTCATGCGGACCTTTGGTACGGAAAGGGGATGATGGATGCCATGATGCGCCATCTTGGACACATATAAGATAGCCACGACCCTCCCCGCGAGGGCTTTTCTTTGTCCCCACTAATAGCGAAATGTTATAATATCAGTAATCAACAAACAGGATACCAAAATGCCAGTCTCAACCGTCCACGCCAGTTATTCCGCTCACGCGCCACTGTGGGCGGCTGTCCGTGATTGCATTGCAGGCCAGAGCGCCGTTAAGGCCAAAGGGCCGACCTACCTGCCTATTCCTGACCCCGACAACAACGACCGCAACAGCCCGCGTTATCAGGCGTACCTGCAACGGGCGCTGTTCATGAACGTGGTTGGCCGGACACTCAACACGCTGGTGGGCGCAGCCTTCCGCAAGGAGCCGGAGATTGAGCTGCCGAGCGGCATCGAATATATCCGCGAGGATGCCGACAACAGCAACAACAGCCTGATCCAGTTGGCGCGATCTGTCGTGTCCAATGTCGCCAGCGTTGGGCGTCACGGCCTGCTAGTGGACTACCCTGCTGCGCCGGAAGGACTATCAAGAGAGGACGTTATCGCGCTAGGATTGCGCCCAATCATTACCGAGTACGCTGCCGAGAGCATCATCAACTGGCATCTGTCCGGCGGCATGCTTGATCTGGTAGTCCTTCAGGAGATCAGCGAGACGACCGAAGACGGTTTCGACTACACCAGCGAGGTGCAGTATCGCGTCCTGCGCCTGGTTGACGGCGCGTATGTCCAAGAGCTGTACGATGACGGCGGTACGCTGATCGAAACTATGGAGCCACGCAAGGCGGACGGCAGCCGCTGGGATGTGATCCCGTTCGTTGTGCCAGGCAGTGTCAACAATGATGCGAGTGTGGATCCGGTTACGCTGTATGACCTGGCGGCTGTCAATATCAGCCATTACCGCAACAGTGCCGACTACGAGGAAGGTGTCTACGTTCACGGCCAGCCGATGATCCATATCGACACCGGCACAATGTCCGACCAGGAATGGAACGCGAAGAACCCGAACGGCATCCAGATGGGCGCACGTCGTGGCATCGTCACTAACGGCGGCGGCTCTGCTGCACTGATGCAGGCTCAGGCCAACAGCGCAGCGTTTGAGGCGATGACAGCCAAGGAACGACAGATGCTGATGATCGGAGCACGGCTAATTACTGAAGGCGGTGCGAACCAGACGGCGGAAGCGGTACGGGCGAACATGGCGGCTGAGACGTCAGTGCTTGAGACCATCGTGCGCAACTGTGGTGAGGCGCTTGAGCTATGCCTACGCTGGGTATGTGAGTTCGCCGGGGCTAATGCGGATGATGTGGCCGTGAGCATGAACACCAGCTTCTTCGAGTCACAAGTAGACCCGCAAATGCTGGCACAGATGATGGGCCTTGAGTCTATCGGCGTCATCAGCCGCGAGGTGATCCTGTCGTATCTGCGCCGTACAGGAGTGGTGGATGACACGCTGACCGATGAGGAGATCATGGGGCAAGTTGAGGCGTCTGGGCTGTGAGCAGCAACGCACTTCTGGTCGACCGACTCACTCGCGAGCAGCTCCTGATCCAGCGCTACAGCAACAGCGTCATTCGTGAGCTGCTGCCGATACTGACGAATCTGCGCAACAGTCTTGAGGTTCGCATGATGCAGACGCCGACCGAGTTTCAGGCGGTGCGGCTTGCAGGCTTGCAGGCTGATTTGTCCCGGATCATTACCGAGATCACCGGCCAGCTTGAGATCCAGTTGGCCGACAGCCTGACCGAGCTGGCGCAATACCAGGCTGAGTTTGCCGCCAAGGCTTTGCAGACCGCCGTCTCTGTGGAGACTGTTTTGCCGTCCGTTGACCAGATTGCCGCGGTTGTTACCCGCTCACAGATGCGGCTGGTGTCCGGCAATCAGATCAAAAACCTGACGTTGAACCAGCTTATCACCGAGTTCGCCGGTAGCATGGATAGGCAGATCAAGACAGCGATTCAGGCCGGAGTGATCGAAGGCCGCACGGTGCAGGAGCTGGCGCGGGAGGTCAGCAGTCTAGTTGGTACGCGGTCGCGGCGGCAGGCTGAAACACTGGTCCGCACGGCGGTGAACCATGTCGGCAGTGTGGCACGGCAGCGCACTTATGAGGCTAATGCGGATGTGATCCAAGGTGAGGAGTACACCGCTACACTTGATGGCCGTACCCGTCCGGAGCATGCTGCCCTAGATGGAAAGGTGTTCCCGATTGGGCAAGGCCCGCAAACGCCGAACGGCTACAACTGTCGGTGCGTACGGGTGCCGAAGGTCAAAGACGAGTTCAAGATACCAGGCATTGATGGCGAACGCGCCAGCATGGACGGTCCCGTATCAGCGCAGACCACTTACAACTCATGGCTCAAGCGCCAGCCTAAAGAGTTTCAGGACGAAGTACTGGGGTTGGAGAGAGCGAAGTTATTCAGGGGCGGCATGAATATACAGAAGTTTGTCGATGATCGGGGCGTCTTGCTGGATCTGGATCAGCTCAAAGCCCGCGAAGGTATGGCACTAGCATAGGATTGTGCAAAAAACCAAGGGATGGTATACTACACCCAAATGGCCTAGGGTCAAACCACATACGCATGAGGTGCAAACGTGGCAAAGTTTAAGTTGGAAGATGGAACAGAAGTAGAAGCATTTACAGCCGAAGAGTTGCAGGCAAAGCTGGATGAAGAGCTTTCCGGGCTGAAGGCAAAGCGCGATGAACTTCTTGGGCTTCACGCCAAAGACAAAGAGCGATTGACCGAGCTGGAAAAGGCGCAGCAGGAAGCCGAAGAAGCACGCCAGCGGGAAAAAGGCGAGTTCAAGAGCCTGTACGAAAAGACTCAGAGCGAGCTTGAGGCTGAGCGCGAAAACGCCCGCAAGTTTCGCCAACAGATTCAGCAGAAGGAGCTGGAAGGCGCGGCCAATGCGCTTGTCACCGAGCTAACCCGTGACAATAAGCGAGCCGAGCTGCTGCGAAAGGAAGCACTGCAGTTTGCAAAGTACACCGATGAAGGTGTGAAGTTTGAAGTTGGTGGCGTTGAAGTTGACGCGGCCAAGCTGAAAGAGAAACTGTCTGCTGATTATCCGTTCTTGGTTGACGGGTCGCAGGCAAGCGGTGGTGGCGCTCAAGGAGGCAACCGCAACGGCCAGGCCGGAAAATGGGCGGATTATTCATCCGCTGAATTGTCAGAGATCAGGAAGTCTGATCCGGCTCGCTATGAGCAATTGAAATCCACTCGTTGAGGTAATAAAAAATGGCTACCACCCGTTTGAGCGACATTATTGATGTCACAGTATTTCAGGATCTGCCGCAGGTAGATGGCCCTGAGAAAACCGCGTTTTTTGAGTCTGGTATCGTTACCCGTAACGGCATGCTTGACACTCTGGCTAACTCCCCCGGCAAAATTGCAGAGCTGCCGTTCTGGAATGACCTGGATGGTTCCGTTGAGGTCAACTACTCCGACGATAACCCGGCCAACTCTGCCACCCCGCAGAAGATCGTTCAGGGTGAGCAGATTGCCCGCAAGGCGTTTGTGAATCAGGGCTGGCAGGCTGCTGATCTGGCGTCCGAGCTGGCTATGGGCGGTACTGCAATGGATGCTATCCGCGCCAAGGTTGACCGCTACTTTTCCCGTCAGTGGCAGCGCCGCCTGGTTGCGTCTGCTAACGGCATTCTCGCCGACAACGTGGCGAACGACTCCGGCGATATGACTGTAGATGTTGCCGCTGAGGCTGTTGCATCTCAGACCGCAGACACCAAGTTCAACCGCGATGTGTTCACTGAGGCGGTTTACACTATGGGTGATGCCGCAACCGACCTGAGTGCTATTGCTGTCCACTCGGCCATTATGGCGCAGATGGTCAAGAATGACGACATCGTGTATATCCCGGATTCTCAGGGTCGCCTGACTATCCCGACTTACATGGGTCTGCATGTGATTGTTGATGACGGCATGACCGTTACCGCTGGCACAACCGACGGCTTCAAATACACCTCTGTCATTTTTGGCTCTGGTGCATTTGGCTACGGCGTGGGCGCACCGGAAACCCCGGTTGAGGTTGAGCGCGAAGCGGCTCAGGGCAACGGTGGTGGCATTGAAACCCTGTGGGTTCGCAATACTTGGATTCTGCACCCGTTTGGCTTCCAGGCTACCGGCACTCCGGCTGGTGAGTCCTTCACCAACACCGAGCTTGCAGCCGCTACTAGCTTCGACCGCGTGCTGGATCGTAAGCTGGTGCCGATGAGCTTCCTTATCACCAACTGATCGAAAGACCAGAACCAAAAGGCCTCGCTTATGCGGGGCTTTTTTGTATTGGGTTTCCGAAGAATCATTGGTGTGGTATAATGGTTAAAACCGAGGAGGCTACATAATGGCACTGAACAGAGATGGTCTTGAAGTAGGCCAACCCGTAGATTTTGAGACTATGATGCGCATCAAGCGCCAGCAGAAAGCAGGTGATACCAATGGCAACAGCACCGAAGAAAAACCAAAACGAGGCCGCCGAAAATCAGTTCGCGCCGACTCAGAGCCTGGCGTTTCAGGTGAATCATCTACAGATGCTCAGGAAGAAGCGTAAGAAGGCGGCAGCTGAACAGGCATGATCTATAAGATAACGCCGCTTTCATTTGATCTAAAATAGGAATAGCAGCCATGACCTACGGCACGACACAAGGCCTAACCGACTACGCTGCCGAGCGCGGCATTAAACTGACTGGCACACCATCTACACTTCTGATGCTGGCACATGACTACATCGAAGCGCAGAGCTACAAGGGCAGCGCCGTATCAGCCGATGCTAGGTGGCCGCGAACGGGTGTCTATCTGGGTGGCTTTTTGCTAGCATCCGATTCAGTACCGGCGCAGATTGTAAATGCCGAATATGAGGCCGCTCTGGCCGTTGATACCGGTAACGATCCACTTGGTGCGCTGACCAGCGGTGTCAAGCGCGAAAAGGCCGGGCCGGTTGAGATTGAGTACACCGATAGCGGCACTAGCGTGGCGATCAACCGCCGATTGGATGCACTGCTCCGTCCGTTTCTGGCTAGTGG